GTAAATACCTCATCTAGAATCGGTTGCGATGGCTTCCCCGTTAATTGCCTTGCTGGGTGTGCTTGTATCTAGGCATCATCGCCATGTGCGCCGGCATCCATCCGAGTAGCTGATAGACAGGGCTCTTGCCATATACCAATATGCAGACATCGTTAGGCCTAGAGCGCTGAGACTCTTGTAGTATCAAATGGCCGTTGCTGTATTTGGTGTGCTTTACCTCAATACGAGCTATGTCAGTATCAACATCAGGCTCATCCTTAAAGGTATTGATCGAGGGCACAAAGCCGCGTAAACCAAAATACTCAGCTACAGCGATCTCAGCTCCTACGCTTTCGGCGTGCTGCGTTATCATTTCGTGATAATTGAGGTTCTGCCCATACAGGCGAAACCAATCAGCATCCATAACGGCAGCTCTGTCTAAAGCTGTACGGTGAGCCATGATCTCTTGTGAGCGATCAAGGATTACGCGGTCAATCATTAGGCCCTGCATGATGCACATAGCCACATGGTTACCTCTTGGCCATAGTCGCGGATCTGTAAGCCTCCGCTAGTGCTCTGCCACTCAAGGCATTGATCGCATCGATCAAGAGCTGTAACTGTCATGTCGCCGTTATCGTGTATGACTGTTGCGTAGCCGTCTTTAATAAAGGTTATTTCACCCATAACAGCACCATCGCTATCACTAGGCAAACCTCAAATATGACGATCATCTGTATCAAGCGATTTTTAGTCATACTTGTGGCTTCCATTTTCCGTCAGAGGCCAGTACGTGCCAATAAGGGTTGCATTGAGTAGCTTTAGTTTTCTCAGTACAGAAGTAGCCGCCCCAATTCTTAGGGCTACCAGCTGCGGCCTGTTTCCAAATCATCGACCCATGGGCGCAGCGAGGGCTAGCAGCTACAAGTTCTCCGCCTAATTGGCTGCCGATCTCTGCCATGGCTGTAGTAAGTGCTGTTGTGCCTGTCTCTGTAGCTACTTTTACCGTAGTCCAAGGGTCAGCATTTATAACCTTCGATGGAGCGTTCTCAACCTGCTCCATAATCTCGCGAGTACTACGCTCGGCTCCGCCCATGACAAGCTGTTGTACGCGCATAATTGCGCTTGTAGTCGTATCTTCCACAAACCAGCGAGCCATATTTTTTTGATAAGCGCCTTGGTAGCCATAGGCATAATCAATACCGGCAGGAAGTACATCATCATAATTTCTAAATGCCTTAGCTTCGACTAAGACGTATCCTTTCTCGGCGCTGAACTCGACAATACGAGTCTCAATGCGACCAAGAGGGTATGTACGATGCCAGCGTTCTAATCTTTCGCGTGATGCCTCATATCCATCTAAGAAACTCATATTGATAGCTCCTTATCTTTCAGAGCTTGAGCAATAGCACGACCGCGGATAAAACCCTCACCATGACCTTGACGGTAGCCAATCGAATAACCAATCGTCATAAACATAAAGCCCATGCCTACGGCAAAAAGCCCTATTAATACATCTAAACTATTCATTTACTTCGCCCTTTGTTAAGGCCGATCAAGCGACTCAACCGAGTAGCCCTCTCAGCATTTGTAGTATCAGTATGAGGGCAAAAAGTCAGAAAACAAAACTTATAGCCTTTTGGCGTGTCGCTATCTAGCTAGTCGATCCTCGAGCAACATCTCGTAAATCTTGTCCACTCGCTTCTCGATGCGATCTACTCGACCTGCAAGGTTATGCCCACCATTACCGTCAGGCCGCAGCTCTGACAGGTAAAACTTAACTAAGTGACGGACGAGCCCAGCCCCTAGCCCCAAAATGGTCAAGCTCCCCAAAGCCAAACCGACTACGAGCTGAGCTCTTTCCATTACTTCTTTACCCCAAACTGACCTTCGGACGGTTGGAGTGCTTTCAGTAGTGGCCCGATTAGCCCTGCGATAAACGCGTTAGCCAATACTTTCGGATCTGAAATACCGCTCATGTATAAGGCCGCCGCACTAGCTAGTGCTGCACGTCCATATGATTTTGCGGCTGCGATTGCTTGCTCTTTCATGTATTGCTCCTGTAATGCCCTTTAATTGACTTGGTATAACACCGATACGACCGTAGTACCGCTTGCTACTACTCCGTACAAAGCTGAGTGATCTCCGACCGGTACGGTTATTTTGTCTTTATGATCTACAAGATAACCGTTCGCAATAGTTAAATCGGCTCCACCTATGTATAAATCATCGTTAGTCGCGTGTATTAATGCCGTTTGATCTCCGATGCTTTCCGGCACTAAAATCGTCGCCGAGGTAGTTACGGTTACTTGTCTGCTAGTTGGCATTTTTTAATCCTAACTTAGTTATTAATTCTTTAGCTTTAGCCGGTGTAACTGTTACCTCAAAGTGCATTTCGTCCGCACGACTCTTAAAGTCGCCGCCCCACTTAAGGCCATATTTTTTAGATAGTGCTCGGATCATAGGTACTTTTTCAGCGGGAAAAGTGCCGATCTTGCCGAGAGGATGCTTAGTCGCATTTAGATCGATAGCCGTGCCGGATGAGTGACACGATAATTTATCCGTCGTACCTCGTACCATACGAAAAGCATAAGCCCAGTCGTCAAAGGTACCCTCGTCGATCGGCTCAATGAGCTCGTGAAATTCCGCAGCAAAGGCGGCCAAGAGAGGCCCAACACTCTCGGCGCACCTTAGCTTACGATCCGTACCCTTTACAGGGTAGGACTTTATCTTTATAGCCTCCGGATCTTTAGATGCCGGGTAGCCGTTATAGCTTGTAAGGCTCATCCTAGTAATGCAGCTACTTCGTCTGCCGTTAATCCGAGTTTATCTAATACCGCTTGGCGAGCTGCTAACTTATCAAGCTGAGCTTGTGCCTCGGCAGCATCTATAGCCTGTTGTGCTTGATACGCCTCAAACTCTGCATCTGTCATTTCACGATCAATAATTTCATCAGTTGTTACATTGTGAATACGAATCATAGGTTTAGTCATTATTTTACTCCATAAAGGTATGCAGTACCGCCAGCCCAGTTACCGCCAGTATTAAGAATCTTAAGTGAAGTAATTGCTGAAGTTGGTATGTATGAATAACCGCCCATTGTAAATCCACGATAATCTGAAACCGCATCCTCTAAGTATCCTCCAAAAATTGAGTATGCCGTCCAGTCGTTTTGCTCATGGTTGTACCACGTAAAAGTCATAGCGTTAGCGTCGTTTGAGCGCCGCACGGTTGTTGGAGTTTGTACGCGAGCAGAGGCATTATTTTGTAATGTGCCGTTAAAAACACCTGTACCCCAGTTGTACCCCGTAGCACCTAAAGCATTAGGCTCAACAGCAATAAACCCATTAGCTGTTGAATTTGTTGCCTTTTTAATTGTCAAAACAAGATTTACATAACCACTTGGAATTGATGAAAGAGTTACGCTTGCACCTGAAAGAGTAGTAGTAGATATTAAAGTCATACCGCCGCCACTTGCAGGAGTAGCCCATTTAACCTTATACGGGCTAACTGTTGTATCCGCGGTCAACACTTGATTAGTTGTACCAATAGGCAAATTATCATAAGTGCCGCTACCAGTACCTACGACGATATCGCCGCTAGCCGTAATGGTCGTCGCCATGTCATTAGTAATAGTCACGGTCCCGGATGTACCACCGCCGCTAATACCTACGCCGGCCGTTACGCCTTCTATATCACCGGTAGCACCCGAGGCCGCCCACGCTGATCCGGTGTAATACCATAAAGAGTTATTATCCTTTGTAAATGCAAATTGGCCCTCGGCCGGTGCGGTAATAGCCGCATCTCGAGCAGCCTCGCTAGCGAATACGTTAATACCCTGCATGAGGTAGCCGTTTACGTCACCGGCGGTTAATACCTCACCTGTTGTAAAGGTCTTAAAACCTTGACCAGCTGCCATCTCTTGCTCCTTAGTACGCTAACACGGAGGTATCGAGCACTCCGTATAGTGATGAGTCTAATATAAAGCCGTCGATAATCGGCTCTAGTGTTGTAAATGTCGTTTTCCATGAGTTAGGCGTTACTCGGTGTTGTACGCCAAACACTTGTAGTGTCTGTTGTAAAGTCGAGTTACCGGGCTGATTAGTCGTAATCTCTACCGGGTCAAAAAAATCTAACTCAAGAGCTGCAAGGATGCCCGTATTGTAGTTATCGGTATAAAGGTCTAGCTCGATAGCATCGCAGCGAGTCCGGGTATCTTTACGGCTTGCTACATAGGCTCGGGCATAATCGAGCGCGGCTTGGTCTGTATCCATTACTAGATTTTGTTGGTTATATGAGTGCACAAAATACTCATCGATTGAGTCTTGATCCTGAGCAAGCTGAGCCGTACCGCCGATCTTAGTAATCGAGGCTGAGTTATAGACCTGAGTATCGTCTAAGCGCCAAACCGCGTTAAAGTAAGTAATCGCGCTACCATCATCGTTAAACACTACAGGCGGGATAGCCTGAGAGCTGATACAAAAGGCGCGATCGTTAAGCTCTAGGGATCCTCGAGCATTAATATACAAAGCGCCATACTCGGATATCGTCGCGGTCTGTAAAGCTTGTAGCGCGGTGCGAGGCGTACCCGGGTCGGCTTGGAAAATGGTATCTCCGTATTGGATCTCGCGCATCGATGGAGGCCAAGCGATCTCGTCGAGGATAGCGTTTACGCGCTCGCCGGGTAGGTCGCCCGGAGCTGCGAGGGTTACGTTTGTAATCTGACTATTTTGGAAAAGTCTAAAAGCATCGACGGCGGTAATAGTTGTATAAACTACATCGGTAGCCATTTTAGGCGTAGTCGTTGTGTAGCTCGTAATAAAGCCGCTAAACATAGGGTACTCGGTGCCGTTATATGTACCCGTAATCTGTACCTTACGTAGAGGCGTGAGTAAGCCGTAGTATGGTCCGGCGGGATTTTGAGGGTTAAAGTCGCCATTTTGATCGACGATACGCAAGGTAAGGGTACCTGTTTGGAATACGTCGGCCTGAGCGTTACGGCCGCGCATAGTAGTAACCCCGTCTACCTGACTCGATACATCGACGATAAGGGCTTGAGAGTCTGCAAGGATATTAGTGCCAAGGATGCCAGTATCTAGGATCATGGCTTGAGCAAAAGATGGACCAGTAGAAAAGTTAATAAGAGCGTTAATTGTAGGGACGGTCATAGTGCACCGGCCGTACTAATTGGATCTCCGCCTCGGTTAAGGCGTTGTATCGTATCTTGGATCAGGACCGTAAACTCATCCTGTTGAGCAATTACTCCGGCATTAATATTAACGTTATACGTCGCCGTCGCCTGAGCTGCATAACGCGCACCGCTCGCCGCAGCTGCAAGAGATAACCCGCTCTCAAGGCCTTGAGTTAGTGATCCTTGAGCTACTTGATTTGTAAGCGAGATTTTACTTAGGGATTTTTCGTAAGCATCTTGCCCTTGCGCCGCATAACGTAGGCCTGAGATTTGGCTCGGTGTAAGAGTCGTAGCAACGCTTACAGGCTCTTTAGCTAGTATTGCCTCGGCTTGAGATGGTGTCATATTTTGTATTGTTGCGGTGTTAGCGCTAGGACCGCTACCGGCTTTATTAAGAGCGTTTATGTATGTTTGTAAAGCTGATAGTCGGGCATCGTCTGCGGCCTTTTGTGCACGTGCCACGCGGTCGATCATTGATAATTCGGCAGACTCACGTAATAGCGTTTGTGTTTTTAGAGCATTTGTCGTATTACTCATTGAGGCAAGGCGAGCGATCTCGGTTAATTGGATTTGTACGCGCTCGGAGTATTGCTCTTTAGCTGCTAACTGACCAGCTGCTACGAGTGCGGCGTTATACTTCTTAAACGCCTCCTCACGTGCAAGCTCTTTATCGCCCTCGGCCATCTTGCTATCATTAATAACCTTGAGCTCTGTTAGTAGCTGAGTATTAAGAGCGCTAAGAGTTGTCTCGCTAATCTCTTTAATACCGGCTAACTTGGCTAGGTCTGCATTTTTCTGAAACGCTGCGAGCTCACCGATCTTACGTAGAGCGAGGTCGCCGTTATCCTCCTCGATAGCCTGTAAAGCCTCAAGGCGTAGGATCGTCTCCTTATCGTAAGTAGCCCGTAGAGCTGCGGCTATAGAGATACGGTTAGTGTCAAACGCTGCCGCCGCTTTTGATAACGAAAGTTTATTTTTTTCTGCAAGCTGCGCTTTTTTCTGTAAAGCGATTAATTCTTTTTGGCGCTTGAGCGCCTCTTTGTCCATCTTAGTCTTTTCGGTGTTAGCTTGTAGATTACGTAGATCCTGAGGTACGCCCTGCGGGAAACCGCCTTGACGTCCTAGGACTAGATCTACTTGCCTACGTAGATTACCGATAGAAAAGGTACCGAGATAATTCTTTAACCCTCTAAAAGCATTTTCTAAAACGCCGGCACCCGGGATACTTGAGAATAAGTTACCTAGCTCTTTAGTTAGGTAGGCGGTGTTAGTAATAAGTCCGGAGATAGAGTCGGCCGCGCCATCGACTTTATCGATAAGCTTATCCATGCCACCGGATGAGATCGTAAGCGATGATACGAGAGCTTGGCCGATCTGCTCGCTCGCTTGCTCGGCTGCGATCTTGAGGCGGTCTAGTGCTCCTTGATATGACTCGGCGGCTAGTTTAGATTGCCCGGCATATTGAGCAGCTAGTAAACGCTCGATCTCTACATAAGATTTAGTCGCGAGCTCTGCCTGAGTTAGACCGGTATTTAATTGGCGTAGGCCTCGAGTATTACCTACATAGGCTTGAGTAAGGATTTTTGTAACGGAGGTAAGTTCGATACCCGTACCCGCGCTTATATCCATCGCCGTCGTTAGCATCGATTGAGCCATTGTCGTAGAGCGTGTTACCTGCGCTAATTGGATAAAGGATGGCTGCAAGACATCGCGGTTTACACCGGTCGCCTTTTCTATAGCATCTATGTAACCCTCGGCCTCAGCGGTTGCATATTGGAAACCAATATTACGTAGAGCTTGCTCAAGGCGTTTAGCCTCTGCGATCTGCTCGCCGTAAGCTGCTACCGCTTTTTTAGAGTAGCCCAAAAGAGCCGCAGCACTAAAGGTAATGCCAAGAGTACGGCCAAGGCTTTTAACGGTTTTATCAAACTTGCTAATTTGGCTAGTGCCTTTTGTAAGGGCCTTGCCGTTCCACTCAGCTACCGCCGATACGATTAGATTAGGTAGCGCCATTATGCAGCCAAACCATAAGTGGCCACACCGTAGCGGCCATTATTAAAGTTATCTACAGTTTTCTCTATAGCTCGATATACCGCATCTTGAGCCTTACCTTGATCCTCTTTCCAAGCCCTAAAGATCATACGGCCGCGCTCGGCTTGCTTATCTCCGTAGAGAGGGCCCATACGGCTAATAAAGTGAGCACCCGCGCCCGGGTTATTAGAGCGGCTATTAGGATCTCCACCCGGGTTTTTACGTCCGGCGGTTTCATAAATAGATCCGGCGGCTGACTTATTACCTACAAAGTAAAGAGCTTGCCATCCGTTGCGGTTTTTCTTACTAGGAGCCTGAGAGTAATAGATCCCTTTTACTACGGTCGCATGATCGTAAAGTGGAAACATACGTAAACGGCCCTCGGTATTAAAAGTCCTAAACATAGAGTTACGAGCGGTTATCTTTTTGCCTACGCTGCCTTCTTGCCACATATAAAGATTATCAGGCTGCGGGTTTGGCGCGTAGCCTCTTGCCTTGTCCCGGATAGGCAACATAGCCGCCCGTACCTCGGCGTTCATCTCTTTTAACATCTCAGGATCTAATCTACGTAAAGCCTTAACGGTTTCGCGTACGCCTTTTATAGCTACCGGCATTTTTATTAGCCTCCTCCGCTTGCTCGTTAAGCACTTTAATTAACATCTTAAACATCTCAATATCGAGATCGAGTACCGCTTGAGGCGGGATCCCTAACTTAATTGATAGTTGAGCTACCAAAAAGGTTAGAGAGTCCCGCCCTAGGCTAAAGGTAGATCGTCTAGGACCTCGACCTTAGACAACGTATCTAAAAACTCTGCGCCAAACATTTTTACGTTTTCGCCGGATGTGCGTAAACACTCCCACGCTAACCAATATACGTCGCTTTGTTTTTCGTCATCTCTAAAGGCTTTATGAAAACCTTTTTTTGCGTATAACTCAAAGGCGTACTCAATTCTCGGCGAGATTTGGTGCTCTGTTACCTCGCCGGTAGCCCTTGTTATTTTGAGTCGTGCCATTTGATTGCCCCTTTTCTAGTTTGTTATACGGTTGTATCTACGACGATTATTCCGTTGCAGGTAAATGTAATGCTCTGAGTAGAGATATCACCGACCGCGCCGTTAATGTCTGTAGTGTTATTTACTAATACTGTTGTTTGATATTCAGGATTAGTAGCTGAGATAGCCGCGCTAGTCTGCTTGAGAGTTAGCGGTACTGTTGTACCCCATGCAGCTTGTAGAGTCTGCAAAACTTCACCGGTAGCGGTGTCGTTAAGAAAATCTAGCGTTACGGTTGAGGTTTCCAAACCTTTTGTAAAACGTCTCGAAGAATCGCCCATGGCCGTGACCTCAAGCTCCTCGAATACGCGATTAATAGTTGCGCTTGTTACATGATCTGAGAGATCGACCGAGTTAAGGGTTACGACCACTCCATTACTTAAGAATATGGCCATGGCCTATTCCTCGCTTTCGGTTGTTGTTGTTGTTTCGGTTTTTACTTTTGCTACCTTGATCGGAGCGGGCTCGTCTGTAAGCTGCCCAATCTTTCGCAAAAACTTTAGGTCGTCCTCTGTATATGCCATTATCTACTCCCAACTACTTAGTATTGATAGGTTGATATCAACGGTTAAAAGGTCCCCGCTTTGTACCGATAAAACACTAGGAGCGCTAACGCTGCCAATATTCATTACGATCGACGAGGCCGCTAGTTTGTTAAATACCGCTACTAACATCGTCTCGATACCTTGTAAATTGCCTTTATTATCGTAGAGCGGTGTCGTTAAAATGACTTTTAGGTTGGCCATAGGCGAGATCGTTACGTACTCATTATTATTAGGAGTCAGGTAAGGATCTGCCGGTGCCACGATTACCGAGTTAGCGGTAATAGTCGGAGGCGGAAAACTGTAGGTATTCCAAACATTTGTATTAGATAACGCCGCAGCTAGTGAGGCGCGTAGAGTTGTAATCGGCGCGGTCATGAGCTACCCGATCATGCTTAAAGGATTTTGATATCCGGAGATCAGCCCGCGGATCTTGCCGATTACGCCGTTGCCCATCCTGTATGGACTTGGACTAAAACCGTCGATAGATACGCCGCCGGTTTGAGAGACTTGTCGAGCTTGCCAAATATCTACGGCTAGGATCATCGCGGCCTCTCTTACGGCCGGAGTAGATGCGTACGCGGCAGTTTTTAAGTCCGCTCCTACGGCTGATCCATATGGCAATACTCTAAAAAAGTTTACATTACTTGCCGTCTTGGCATATTGTATAAAACTAAAACCATTAGGCCAGTTAAACGCATAGTTATTAAATGCTATTGATGGTAATTGAGTAGTCGTACCGGCCGTCCAAGGGATCGTCCCGGTAATTGTGTAACTGCCATTAAAAGTTGCACCGCATCCGCTCACGGTTACGGTTTGCCCGGTACTAAATATTGCCGGGTTAGCGACCATCAAAGTAACGATATTATCTTGTAAACTAGCTCCTACGATTGGCGCTGAGTCAAACCATAAAAATTGGTTAATGAGATCCTGCGCGGTTTGACAGACCTCCTCAACGGTATTAGATGAGTATAAATTTTCGATACCGAGATTAGCGCGTAACTCAGCCTCGGTCACGTATGTAGCCGGCATCTTTTACTCCTCACTTAAAAAGGGCCGGTAGGGCTCAAAGGGCTAAGAGCCCTACCGACTATTAGTTTTTTTGCTTAGTTAAGATTAAACTTAACAATACCGTTAGGCATTTTCGCAATAGTGGCCATGTAACCATAGATGGCTACTTGTACTTGTAGGTTTGATACTACGTTTACTGACATATAGGCAGTAGGTGATTGGTAGACGGTAAATGCCTCCGGTGCCAATACGACGGCTGAGTCGTCGATCGTAGTAGTAGCCGCAAAGTTTTTGTCTACGTATAGATCAAGTCCGAGTACGTTGCCTCGAATTGATCCCGGCTGGACTAAGCCGCCTGCGTTCATTGGCTGAGATGCTGAGTAAATTGGACGGCCTGTATTATCAGTAGCGCCCATTAGTAGTTGCCATTGTGATCCGTTGGCGATGTAGTTATTAGCAAAATAACCTGTAGCCTCGTAAACCTTACGAGCTGAGTCTGAGGCAAACTCAATAATACCGGCTGAGTCTGCATCGCAGCCTGAGCTATATTGACCAGCTGCAATAAGAGCAGCTAGTACGGTCGTATCGAGTGTCTTTAGATATGCGTTTTGTAGCTGATTTGTTAGCTCTGCATAGAAATTAGGATCTGAGCGCTCTAGCAATTCTACGCTGATCGTATTCATGCCCGCGTACTTAGATACGGTACCTGTTAGATATTCAGTAACCATACCGGTATTTTGTACCGCTCCGGCCTCGGCCTCTACTGTTACAACAGGTGCTACGCCTGTACCGCCGCCAGCTGAAGTAACAAGTGATGGGACATTTATGGTCATGCCATTTGTAGGCAAGACTCCACGGCTGCAAGCATCAATGGCCGGGGTACCAAAACGAGTATTCGTTGGGAATTCTGCTAGGTACTGAGTGGGTGAAAATGCCGGGTTTGTAGCAAAGCTATCATCGGCTGCGGTTACGTAAAGCTTTGAGTCGTCGTTACCTAGAGCCGCCTTAATTTTGTGCTCTGTGTAAGCGCCCATAGATGTAATTGGTGTACGTACTCGCTGAGAGTCTAGTACGGATGGACGGATGATCTTACGAGCGGCCTCGATCTTTTCAGCCTCAGCCGGTGCATCTACCTGAGTTTCCTCCGGTGTATTTTCAGGGGCAGTAGTCACGGCCTCCTCGCTTTCTGTTTCTGTTTCGGTTTCGACCTCTACGATCGTCGTAGAGATAGTAGTAGTTTTTTCTTTTGTACTTGTAGCTGCCTCAAGCGCTGCTCGAGCCGCTGCAATATCAGTTACGGAGGCGCTAGAAAAGGCCGCACTCTCGACGAGGCTTACCTCTTTGAGGACCGCCGCCGTCACTAACAGGTAATCACCCATTGGCTTAGAGGCCGTTACATCGACCCCTACGGATAAGCCGCTAACTAGGTTTTCCTGCGCTAATACGAGAGCATCTTGTCCTCGAGTGCTACTCGAAAGCTTAAAGGATCCGTAAACGCCGTTATTGGCCTCGCTAAAACTCACGGCGCGACCTACCGGCTTATCAGATTGATGCTGCATAAGTAGTTTGATGTCTGAGGCCTCAGCGTAAGTAATTGAGCCGCGCTCAAACATTACAGGGCCTGCACTTGTAAAACCGATTTCGTTGTACGGTGCAACGAGTCCGGAAATCATCCGGCGCTCTGTATCGGCGGCCTGTATTTCTTGGCTAAACGTTAGTAGCACTTGTATCTCCTAGCGGTGTTAGTTGCTCCATAGATCGAGCCTCGTTTACGTCGATTAGATTTAGATTTAGCATTTTTTCGATGATCTCTAAACGATCCTTAGCATCTACACGTAGGAAAGTATCATCGACGGCAAAACGTACCTGATTAGCTGAGTTAGTTATATCGTTCATGGATAGACGATCCTCAATAGCTGAGATGTAAGGCTGCAACGAATACGCTACAAACTCTTTACGACCATCTAAAATGTTTTGGTACGTCATTGAGTTATTCATGTCCGCGCTAATTAAATAACTCGGTACGTTCATCGCGCGGCTAATTTCGGTAGCGAGGTACTGAGAAAATTCCGCGTACGCCATGTCCTTAGGTGAAAATGACGTAGGGACATATTCGAGAGTGCTCGTTAAATATGCGGTGCTGCGATTTTGTCGAGCACTCTTAAACGCCGCTAGTAGTCCTTGTATCTGAGACTCCGGTAGATCTGCACCGTTATTTTTTAGGATACCTGTTGGCATTGGTGTAGCTGCACTTATCGCCGCTGCCTTTTGTACATCGTAAGCAGCTTTAATAGTCGTACTTGCACTCTGTAATACGCCGGGTAGTAAAGATTGGAAAGTAACGAGAGAGCCAATACCGCCCATAGGTACGATGTTGCCATCTACAAAATAATCTTGGATTTCTGTACCGTATTGATTAGTCGTATATGTAACACGATTGTTAGCGACCCACTCAAACCCGGATGGACGGCCATCGTCTGCGTACAAAGATGTAACGCGCCAATATGCAACAGAATAAAAAATTAAACTATCGACGGTTGCAGCAATCGTAAGGCTGCGAGGTTGGCGGATATCGGGCTGCTCTAACCAAACCGGAGAGCCTAATTTTTCCCCAGTAGATTTTTTATAAAGTGCTAAATCAATAGATGCGATAACGCCTGCAATTAAATTACGGCAACGTGCAACGCTTGATACTTGTAACGCAAAATTACGATCGATACCTAAACCGTTATAACCAAAATTGCCGGTATTAAATGATCCGTAGCCGTACGTAGTATCCATTACGGCAGGTGCGTACTGAGCCTCTACCTGAGGTTTAGCAGAGCTCTTAAGCCCTAGAGTTTGGAGTAATCCCATAGATGGAATTTTCTCAAATTGTCAAGCATAAAACCGATTATGCGCTGCGGATCTTATATGTAAACCTTAGCCTCTGCCATCGGGTGGTTAAGGATGTGGACGATCATAGATAAG